AGACGCGCCGATAGTTCCAGCAGTTAACGTTGGTACAGTTCCACCCTGGTGCAATCTACCAACTACAAATCCTGACGCATTGGCTCCATCACCTACGTGAAGAACCGGAGTGGTTAAACCAGCAACTGAACCAGTAGATACACCTAATTCAGCTTTCGCTAAAGTAGTTGTTTTAAGTTGGGCTGCCGTACCTCGTCGATGTTTTATAATTTGAGCCATGTTTTATTCTCCATTCACTCCTGCATATTTATTAATAAATATCAAAGTTTATTGAAATCCATCACCTAAATCTAACACGGGTGCTATATCATCTGTTCTATTACCTAAAATACCAAGGCTTTCTATTTCCGCTCTAGCTTTTTGGGTCTGTGCACCGATAACTGCATTTGCAATTGCAAATGCTCCTGAAACAACCAGTGCTTTTTCATCTATATCAACCTGAGTTAACGTAGTTTGTCCGTCAACAATAAAATTTCCAAGAACCGCTAAACTTCCGGTCATAGCCATGTCTCCAGATAAATTCAATCCACCATCTACCTGAAGAGGACTTGTACCTGATATTGCACCAGTTTCTAATCTTCCAAAAGATCCAGTTCCAACAACATTAATATTAGTTCCAATGTGGGAATCATCGGCTACATATAATTGATCAGTTCGCATTCCCTGTGATGCCGTAACCGTGGTAAAAAGAGGATCAAGAGAAGTAGCTATCGTTCTAGATATCGCACCATATCCATTATACGTAAATGCATTAAAATCTATGTTACTTCCAGGCGCAAGGGTTAGAGTAGAAATAGAAGTCCCACCACCTCCGGAACCAAGATTGGTTACAACTCTAATGGACTTTGCACCTTCATCATCAATATGTGTTATTGGTAAAATATTAATATCTGTTTCATCAGAAATTATTATTTGTTTGGGTGTTATAAATTTTTGAGTTAATATAAGATCGTTAAACGAATCCGGTACCAAATATCCCCTAAGGGTAACAGAAAAATTAGTCTTTATACTTCGTTTGTTACCTTCGTATTCACTAGCATCTTCAAAACTATCAATAGTACACCTAAATCTAAATTTTCCAGGTTCACCCCAATAAGATCCCTCTGACCAGTTGATCTTCTCAACTATAGAATTCATTTGATCAGTAAAACTAGTCCATATAATAAAATCGTAATTCAATACAACATAATCTGGAACTGCAACATTAAACATCTCTCTCTTTGGAGATATTCCCTTTGTTACTGAAAGTTTATCGTACCTATTTTCTTGAGTGTACCTAGATTGATAAGTTGTAACTAATTTTGGAGAAGTAGGATCTAACTTATCAACTGGAATCGATTCGTCTTTTGTAAGATTAGTTCTCCTAAAAGTAATGATCGGAGTCATTATCTTTCGTTTGTTATCCCGAATATGTCCTTGCCTTTGAATAGCTGCCCATCTTTCGGGATTCGCGTATATTACAGGAACCTTTACCTGTTCTCCGGCTTCTTCTACTATAGGCTTGATAACATTTTCAAAATAATTAAAAATAGTAGAATCTATATCCAACAAACCGATTTTAGGATTTCTAACCTTATCGTCTTGCCTAGTTACTTCTCTTCCTCTGTTTATTTTATCCGAAGCTGTTTGTAATTTTTTTGATATTTTTTTAGCCATTAGTGTGCTCTAATTCTTTCGATACCAACTCGACTCTGTTCTGATAAATAAGCATTGCAAATAACAGCATGATTGTTTTCTTGCATACCACCTATGAGTTGATTTTCTTGTATTTCGTTTATTTCCCAATATGCATAATTCCACTCAATTATATCTCCAATCTCTGTAACAAAATCTACATCAATAAGAGATTGTCTAAGAAAAGAAAACGTTCCATCTTGATTAAGATCCGGACCGAATTCTGTTATTTCATAATCAAAATCTGCAGCTTCAATAATACAAGCTAATTTTATTCCGTTCTTGTAAACACGACCCGACGAAGATTCACCGTATAGATTTGGTTGAGTTTCATACGTTGAAATCTTATACACGACTACTTCTTGATTTATGACACCATTCTTCTTGGATTTTGGATCTCCAATCAATTCCTTATTAACAGTATCAAAGAAGTTTAAATCTCGTGACCGTAAAAATCTTCCAGGCATCTGACTACCCTATATAAATGTTTAATGGTACTTTATTAAGTTTTTCCTGCAAACGTGTACTCTCTTCGCTATCGGCTTCCAACATAATTTTCCTACTAGTTTGTTCTAGCGTTTCCCTTAATTCTGCTATCAACGATTCTTTTTCAGTTGTCGCTTCCGATCTCAGTGTTTCACCATCTAACACTACTTCAGAATTTGGAATTGGAATAGAACCAAACTTACTTCTAACATTACCGAGTAATTCTTTACTCAATGCTAAACCATATTTTTTTATCCACTGTTTACCTACATCATTTATAAACTTGTACTCCATATTATCGTACGGAACATTAGAATAATCAGATATCACATCTTCAGACCCACCACCAGGCGTTATCAATGTATTATCACGCTCTGACATCAGAATATAATCGAAATATAACTTTGTTGTCGAAGTAGGAATCGGGAATATACGTAATTTATTGTTTATCAACGTAAAAGAATAACTAGATTTTCTAAACTCGTCGTTGAATTCTATTGCTTGCATTCTTAAAAGATCTTCAAATACTGGCATCAAAACAAAACTAGTAGCTGGAGAAAATTGACCGAAACCAAATCCTTCTATAAAATTAGCTGTTCCGTACCCAGTAGTTGCATACGGATCAAAAAACTTTTGAACAGCTGGAGGTGCATCGTGATATATTTTCTTTATTTCGATAGAGTTTCCAGATTCTGAAACAGCAGACCACAAAGCGTTAAGATCGTAATCTTGAGTTCCAACGGCTACATCGATACTCCCTTTTTTCCAGTCTACGTATCCACCAACTCCAGCTTCTGTTCCATACTGCTGGCTTAGAAAAACAGTTCTTCCCAAAGTAGGCGTTATTCTTTTACCTGAAATATTAGATCCCGTAGCTTGACCCTGAAGGTGAAGTAAGTTATCTCTAATGTTAAATTGATTGACTTGCGAACTATATTCAGTAACTGACTCTTCAAAACAAGCATAAAAAGATCCCGATTGCATTTCGATATCAACGATAGGATATCCGAGTCGTCTGCCGGCCCAATCTGCAAATCTATCTACAGAATGTGCTCCAGAACCAGAAAATTCTGTATCAGCATCATAAAAACCGTAAGGAGTTGCTCCTGGTTGAAAAGAGCTACTTCCTTGCCATATAGGTACAGCCATTGTTATTTCTCCATTTAGAACGTTTCCGTTTATAAATATCGTTCAACTGAACTTGTAACCACTAAAATAAAAAAGGGGCTCACGAAGAGCCCCTTTAATTATGATCAATGTGCAATAAAGATTACACGCGACCTGAGTCTGCGACGTTCACTAAGCCGTAGAATTCGGAACGAACCATTTTCTTAGCATAGCGAGTCATCACACCACGGCGTGGAGTGAAGTTAGTCGGATCGTAAACAACGGGTGTCAAGATCAGTGGCACATAAGGTGCATACACAGCGCCTGTTTCAAGGAACTGAGCCCCACGGAAACCACAGAGAATCTGATCGTCCTGTAGGTAAGGATTCTTGTACACGTCGAAACGGCTGTTTAACGCCCCGATCTTCTGTACGCCCATAGCATAACTCTTACCAGGATCCCCATCAGAATCCGTAGCAAATCCAGGAATTACTTCTAGGATAGTAGCAACTTCAGGTGAAACCACCATAAAGTTTGCACCGCCACGAAGAGTTTTCTTGTGAATTGCATTAGATACTGCTTGAATCTTATGACCAAGAGTCTGGAACCACTCACCTTTAGTGTAGGCAGATGCATTTGCGGAGTCTTGATCAAATTCTGATCCACCCCACTCATATCCGACCTTCGCTGACCAGTATTCAGTGGCTGCGGAAGCATTGGTTTTCAACATATCGATGATTTCCAAATCTACTTCCATGGTTACGTACTCTGACAACATAGCTGTCAGTTCTGCCTCAGCATCCACCGCGTGATATGCGTTGAGGTCTTGTGCCAATTCAGGCGTCCAGACGGCCTTCAGTTTACGAGTCTTCGCTGTAATCGCGATAGAGCGCATCTGAATGTCGACTTCAGGAATGCCTGCATTGGATTCTTCAGGATTAGATCCTTCAGATGCAAACGTGGTTTCAAAATCACCTCGACTTGTTTCAGCCGGGGCTTTATGATACGCAATGTTAACAACTTCGTCGCCACCTGCTTTACCCAAAGAACCACTAATAATCATTGATACTGTAGTACCAGAAACTGTAGTGAAAGCTGGATAATGCGTGTCAACTTTACCAGCTGCAGATCCAGATACTATCGCCCATGCTTTCGCACCGTCGGTATCACCATCGGCTGGAGCTGTAAAGGACATCTTCACAAGCGCGCCGGCTGCTGCTGATGCAGAAAGATTTGCATCAAAGTTAACATCTGCAGCTGAAGCTGTAACAGAACTTGCGTCCACTACAGATACAGTTGCATTTGCATCATTAATTGAATATCCCCATTTACCGGCACCGTACATGCCGCCTGCGGGATCACCAGAGCTGGAAGTATTACCGTGAAGGTCTGAACCTTTAGCGTGTAATTTTCCACCCTGTTGTGTTGAACCATATTTAAAGTCTAAATAGAAAATTAGACCAGACGGTAGGTTCATAGGTTGAACAGAAACAAATTCCTGTGCTGATAGCTCAGCAAAAATCCTGCGAACTAACGGAAGGGCAACGCCACTCCATTGTTCTTGATTTGCCGAGGTTCCCACTTGAGAAGCTTCGTCGATTAACTGACGCGCCTGGTTTTCCAGAAGCACAGCCATTCCGGCGGTTTCGCTCTCATTTTTTATGCCATCGAGTAAGCCTGTTGGCTCCCATTTGTTGACCAATTTGCGGGACGAGTCTAGCAACACATTATGCGGATTGTATCCACCCATAACGTCTTTAATCTGTTTTTTGAATGACATGATTAATTTCTCCGTTAAATAATGTTAGCTAATTTCTTCATGCGGGTCTTAAAATTGACCTGCTCACCGATGATTGGCTTACGAGATTTAGTTGAACGCATTGGTTTAGAAGCTTGACCTTTTCTAGAAGCAGATTCATTAACCGGTTTACGTTTCATCGACTCAGCAAATGTAGTGTAAACAAGTTTAACTTCGCGTACGTTAGCAGCGCGGTCAAACTGTTCGATCACTTTCATTTTTTGAGTTTCAGAAATGTTACGGCTTCTGAAAAGCTTATTAGTGTAGAGAAGCTTAGCATTGAGAAGATTGACTTCTTGAAGTTTACCACGTAAGTACTGTACCGTTTGCTTATACTCTTCGAGTTCAGCAGCCGGATCTTCTTCGGGCTCTTCTTGTTCTTCGACTTCTTCTTCATCCTCACCCTCTTCTGAGAGAGCTTTGATAATTTCTTCTAAGTCGATATCATCATCTTCGGCTTCCATTCCTGGAGCCTCTTCTTCGCCTTCTTCATCTTCCATACCAGGCATAGGTTCGTCCTGCTCTACAGGAGCTGCAACTTCAGGTTCAGGAATTTCTTCCTCGCCTTCTTCATCTTCCATACCCATTTCTTGTTCAAGTTGACGTAAAACTTCTTCTAAATCGGGATCTTCATCACCCTCTTCGTCTTCCATACCGGGCTCTTCTTGTTCACCCATCGCTTGATCAGGTGCTTCATCAGCATCCTCATCTTCGTGACCGGGTTCCATGTTTTCACCTACGGCTTGATCAGAAGTTTTTTCGTTTTCCTCGTCTTCAGCCCCAGCTTCGGATGCTGATCCTTCTTCTTCGGGTCCTTGACTATCGGCCTCTGATGCGGCTGCATCAGGTTCCTTATTGTCGCTGGCTCCGATTTCAGAAGAATCCATTTCTTCTTCTACTGGGTCATCGGCTTCCTCATCCTCGCCTTCCATTTCAGCTTGTAGCTTTTTGGATAGCATTGATTTCAGATGTGGAGTAAAGGCCTCTTCGAGTGCTAATTTAGCATTTGCTAACGCAGTTTCGCGTACTGCTTTTGCGTCTGCAATTGCTTCTTGCAATAGTTTATCCATAAGGATTCTCCTCTAAGAGATTTTACATTGTAAAGTTATTGGGAACTTTAATCGGTTTGATTAGTTGATAACACTCAACGAATGTGAGTGCATTATATTTGGATATAAATATATGTAATATATTTTAAAGCGTCGCTTTTTTTGATCTCATTTGAGCTCTAACTCTTGCCTTTGCTCTTTTTTCACGCTTTATTGCTGAAGGTTTTAAATAAAACTGTCTAGTTTGTATTTCATGAAGTAAACCAGAATCCTTAACTTTCTTTTTAAACTTTTTTAATGCGTACTCTATTTTACCGTCTATAACCTTTACGTAGATAGCCATCTAATAATTTTTTCCAGCATTTAACTCTTCATCATCTTCATCATGATCAGGTTCGTGTTCTTCGTTTATTTTAAAATAACGATTCAAAACATTACCCATATCCTCGTACAAAGCAGACATCCTATCCTGTAACGACTGTGCTTCATTAGCAATCTTATGAAACTGTGTAGCTTGCTTTTTCAACTCATTCATATTACGCTGAACGGTTACTCTATCAAACCAATCTGCCGTTTCTTCTACTACATGCTTATTACATGCTTTGGAAATTTCTATAAACATATTACCAACTTCTTTAAGATTGTGTTTCTTATAAATAGAAGGTCCATAAGATGAAAATTCTGAAACGTTTTTAATTAAATCTTCGCGAGGCATTATAGCATCGTCTTCTTCCTTTTGTACAATTTGCTTAGCAATAGCAGATAATTTAGCACCCCTACTACCGCCTTTAAAATCACCAATAGCTTCCATAGCAACCATGCCACCGATACTTTCTTCTAAAATCTTTTTGAGTTTCATCTTAATTCCCCAATAAAATATGTCTAATAGCTAATTCAACTTGTGTCCACTTCTCATGTGCACCCCTAGAACCTTTCGCTTCATTAACCGGTTGTAAAAAAGCTCCATGAGTAGACGGATTGGATACAAAATCAAAAGCAATCAATTCAAAATCTTTTTGAACTTCATCCCCCTTAGCTTCCTGCTTAATGGATCCCAAACCTCTAGAACTAATTCCTAATTTAATACCACTCTTGAACAGCTCCTTCAATATGTTACCAGAAGGTGTGCTCAATACTTCAATAGTCCCAACCAAATCGTTTCCAGTCCAATGCATCTCCAATACATTATGTGAAACGTTGGCTAAATTAACAACGGAACTATCAGGATGGTCTAACTCACCCATTGCTCTGCGTTCTTTAATAAATTCAGACGTATACTTCTTAGCTTCTCTAACCAAAATATCTCTTGGATACACTCGTCCGTTTTGATTGGTAGATTCAGCTCGCTGAAGGGTGCCCTTTACCACTAACCTACCAGCATTACGGGTTATAGATTCATGTATCTGATCTTGTGATACATCAAATGCAATAGTGTCTACTAGAAGATTTTTGTTCATTATATTAAATCCTTAATGCGTGTTGATAATCTAACTAATTTTTCTGAAATTTTGTTAAGGGCAACTTTTGTTCTCTTATAATAACTATCAGATCCAAATTTCATTTCATTCTTTAATTTTACATTGTACTTTACAGCTCTTTCAAGCATTGAAATACTATCCCGAATATTCATCATAGACTTAGCAAGCTTCTGCTTCGTTGTCATTGATTCATCGTTTCTGTAATCCCAATAAGTACTCTCAGATAATTTTTTTGCAACAGTCATTCCATCACTTAATTTCAATTCGTCTTCCTCATCTTTTTCATCATTTCTAAACGCATGTGGGGTTTGATACCCAGCAATATTACCAGTAGTACTGGCTTCTTCTAATTCTTGCTGAATCAATTCACGTACTAATTCTCTAAGACTTAGTTGCATGTTTAACATCCTCCAACAATTGATAAAATCTCATCAACTTTAAAACATTAGAAGTATGTTTTCCCTGAATATTCGTACTCTCTATCAAATGTATACACTCTTTAATCTTAATCTTAATCACTTTATCGCTAATTTTTGAAAACGTTTTCTTAAGTTCATGAACAATACTTTTAAACTTAGATTCCATAAATTCATTCAAACCGTTTGTGTTAGAAATATTATTTATGTACTCTCTCAATAATTCTTTTTGATTAGAATTTAATGCGCTATATTTCTTATTAAATCTTTCAATCAATATTTTATACGCCAAAGCTCGCAAATCTTTGTTTTCTTCTCTCAACCTAGATAAGGTTGACGACTCTTTAGTACGTACTACCCGGGTCATATGTTCAATCAATGTATGATGACTCTTAGAATGATAAGCCAAATTGTCGTAATTTTCAGTTATAACGTTGTGAATAGCTGCTAAAAGCCTATAATTAGAAACTCTAGACTGAAAGAAATCAGTTAACGTAAAATTTTCCTTAATCTGCTTAATCAATTCATATTTTTCTCTCTTAAGAGCAGACGTATTGATTATCTTATTATATGCTTTAACTGTTGTTTCTACAAGGTGTACTGCTCTATCCTTGCTTTTAAACTTGCTTTCAATTACAACGTTAAAAAGTTGATTTTCTTTAAATAATTGAGATTTTTTGTGAAAATTTTTCCTCAAAATCTCTGAAGCCGTAGAAGACTTCGTATTATTTAAAATATCTGCAGTTATTTGTCGAGTCAATAATTCGAATAATAGACCCGTATTTCTATATTTTGAATGTTTCATCAAATCCCTTAGCTAAGTTGTTTCCATTCGTTTATAAATATTAGATTACTTTGATTTTGCAGGTTTTTCTTTTAAATGGTTCTCTAAGTCCTCGACTTCATTTAGCAATCTCAGTTCTTTTTTATTATAATGCTTCTTCATTGAGTCAAAATGAGATAATGCTAACGGACTAACCCTATAATTTTGCTTAGTTGGACTATCGTCTCTTTGAGCAGAATGTGTATAATCATATTTTCCCAATACATCCCTGACTCCGTACGTCTCCCTATCTTCATGATCACGATCTGATTCTACATTTTTGTTTTTATCATCATCTTCATCTTCCATCCCGGGTTGAGAATCCAATTGACCTTCCTGTGCTGGTTGTGCCGGATCATTACCTTCATTCTCAATCGAAGACAACCTATACAAAGTTTTCTTATCTTCCACGACTTCTTCAGCAAGTTTTTCAATCTCTTCATTACTAAAGTTAAAAACATTATCGTAAATCCACTGGTGAGAAACTAACGATTCAGCTTTCATATCTCTAGCTATACCATTTTTCTTTTCCCAAAGATCCAGTCTTTCTTGCTCGTATATAGTAGACGGATTCGTTAACTCCAAATCAAAATCTACTAATGCCGCATCGGTGTATCCTTGAGAATACAAATGTGCTACCGCAATTTTAGTTAATTCACTTATAACAATTCTCTGAATTCGTTCTATAGTACGAGCAAACCTAACATCTTCTGCTGCTAACGTTGCTTTCGATCCTACTTCCTCTTCATATCCTAAAAAGGCCTTTGGAATTTTAAGAGATGCTAAAAGTTTATTTCTTAAATACTCTATATCTTCAACTGCTTCGTATGTCAACCCTGGAAGAGCATCAATTGCTGTTCCACTATCTCCACCACGAACAGGTAAGTAAAAATCTTCAGTTAAATTTTGCATATTATACTTGAGATTGTATTCACCTGTATTTTCGTCCACGACCGGAGCTTTTTTCATCTTATCAATGATTCGTTTCATGTACGTGTCTACTTCACTAGGTGGTAAATTACCTATATCTACCTTAAAAACTCTTTTTTCAGGAGCCCGCATAATTCTATGAATAAGCATTGCATCTTCCATCAGTGAAAGTTGTTTCCAAGTACGTCGACCACCCTCTGCCATAGACTTACCGTAAGGTAAATAATTCGAATCAGACAACAATCTAAAATGAGCTATTTCAAAATTTTCAAATTCTGTTCTATTTGCGTTAGCCGGCATATTTCTTGGATCAGTAGCATCCAAAATAAATTTTGTTTCTTGAGGATTCTCAGGATTAAATGCTTCTATTCTAGACACATCATACGGAGAAAGAGGATATACATTTACAATTCCATACTTTTCTGCTAGCTCCAAATGCAAGAAAAAATCTCCATACTTACACATGTTTCTAATCCACGGCCATAAATTGAATTCTATATTTAGTATATCGTAAAATAAATTATTTAATATTTCGACAATTTGAGTGTTATTGCTTTTAATCTCTAATACATTTCCATACTCAGATTTCATTGTAGATTCATCCGCATACACATCTAAAGCAGAGGAAATTATTGCATCATCATCCATAGCTTCGTAATCTCTAAACAGAGATATTCTTTGAGCCTTAGCCAATTCTCCAGAATACCCCATATATCCACCATAACCAGATTGAGTTGTATACATTCTAGTATACCTATCCATTAATGATTTGGATCCAGCTTGAAGTTGACTCGTATCTACTACCTTCAACCTCCTACCACCAATATTTCTTACTATAACATTAGTAGAAAATAATCGTTTAATTCTATCAAAAAATGTATCTTGTTGTGCCATTTTATTCCTTACCTATTAACCAAGTTAATGATTCTATTTCATCTCCAACTGGCATTTCCCAACCGAGATCTTCATGATTCTCAACCTTGTAAACACCAGCATTACTATCTATTTTTTCCATCGTATTTCGTGTCATTTGCATCTCATCATCATAAAGCCTCAATGCAGTCTCTCTAACCCAAAGACCAATAGCAAGGCTCATGACTAAATCATCATTATAACTTTTCAGCGCTTCAGCCTTACCATTATTAAATATAAATACAAATAATTCATCCACTAATCTAATAGAGTTTATTCTAACTGAAGATTCCCTAATAAATTTACAAAGTGTTTCTATGATTAATGGTTTGCTTTTCATAGAAGTAGTAAATCCTGGAACCATGTACTTGTTTTCCCCCCTATACTTGTTGGTATATTGAGTTTTAGAATCTACATACTTCAAATCTTTTTTCATCCAAAATAAATTTTTATAATCCCTATCTATTAAGACCTGTAATACAGCCCATCCAACATTGTTATTTTCAACTACCAATAACGCATCATTATATTCTGTTGCTACTGACATTAATATTCCAGAATAACGCGTCGTATCTTCTTTAGACCTGTATTCTGCAACTTGTTCTAACGTATTCAAATCTAAAACATGAAATGCTGAAAAATCTTCGCCATCTCCTCGTGCTACGTCTGCAGAAACCAAATATCTACCATTTGAATCAGGTGGTTTCCAAATCCATAAGTCCTCATGATATCTCTTTTCAACTGGAGAACAAACTGTAGTTTCTTGAATATGTTTTAATACTTCACCGGGAATAACTGATTTTCCTGAACTTACAAAATCGCAATCGCACTCTTGAGCTGCCATATCTGGTCCTAAAAGTTTGTTCTGTTCTTCTCTCCATACATCTCCCCTGTTTGGATGAATAGACCAGTGAAGCTTAATAAAATTAAATTTGTTTTGAGCTGCTTCAGCATCTGACCATGTTTTATGAAACCAATTTCCCATCCCATTCGGAGTAGAAAGGGCAATACACTTACCACCAGTTGCCAATGTTTGCTGTGATGCTGCCCATATTTCATCAATGTTCTTTATAAATGCTGCCTCATCCATGATTAATAGAGACAGTGCTTCAGAACGACCAGCCTCACTAGTTGAAGAGATTGCCTTTATCTGCGATCCATTGATATATCGCATAGACAATTTATTATCTTCGACACAATCTTGTTTCAACCATCTGGGTAATTCCTTATGCATAACTCTTACCTTAGTAACTAAATTCTTTGCTACCTCTTGTTTAGTTGCAATCACAAGGATATTTTTATCATTCTGAAAGGTCATCATCCAAAGAGAATATCCAGCAGATAACGTAGATAATCCCAATTGTCTAGCTTTGAGAATAATATTATAATCGTGATCTTTAAAATCACTCATGACTCTTTCTTGAAAATCATACAAATCAAATTTTATTTTTCCACGAATAGGATGCTGAATGTAACAATACTCGCGCATAAAATATGCAGGATCTAATGCACACTTAACGTATTCTTCTTTAATTGTCTGTTTTATCTGTGTCTTAGTCGGCATATAACTCATCCAACTTAGCATCTACATTTACTAGAGTAACGCTCAATTCTGCTAACGCTTCATCCGCTTCAGCCACTAACTCCTTAGGAATCTCGTACCTATCAATGTGAACAAAACCTGTGTTTACATTAACCGGTTCAACTACTTCCATATCACCCTGATTCTTCCAATTCTCTATCGATTGAATTTGGTCTAATATTGCTGCTTTTCTATTTTCAAAAAATCTTTTCTTTTCATATGTTTCAAACGTTCCGTTAACTCTCATTTCGTGTTCTATTGCAAGCTGACAATCAAAACAATGGTTAAACAGTCTCCAAAACTTGTTATCTAAACGTTTTTTCATTATCTTTTTACATGATGGACAAAACCACGGCATACGAACTTCAGCCATTATATCGGTAAGTTTACTCTTAATATCGCCCTGTTTTTTCTCCTTACCCGTATATCCGACCATAACTCGTTTTTCTGGTGTTTTACCAGACAATACTTCTTTTAATGCTCTATCTTCACTATTCATAATTTATCTCGAAAATTTCATTAAGCCCGTAATTTGATTAATCGGTGCGAAATAACCCGTAAATTTATAAACCTTACCCTTGTACTTAAAAACTAAACCTTCGGACGGTACTAAATTTGACAGATCACCCATTGAATCGATCTTAGATAGCTGTGCTTTTAATTTACCAATTGAAGATGGATCTTTCTTACCACGTATTTGTTTTGCCGCATTTGCTAAATCTCTTCTCAATGCTTGTACGGTCTTATCTGGATTTGGAGCTAACCAGTTACTAACGTTACTCAATATCTCTGCTCCTACCTCAAAAAATAATACTTCAAACGGGCGCATATTTTCCTTTAACATCTTAGCATGATCTAATTTTTCAGTAGCTTTAACCCAATCTACAAACTCTGGATGATCTTCCTTTAGCTTATTAATCTCAGTCATCTTGTACGACTTATCACTAAATGCCCATCTCTTCATAAGTGGATATAAAATATTGTCTGGTATGTTTGAATAATCTGTGGAATTGGCGCCAGCCAAAATATACTCTAACCAAAAGTGTTGGTGATATAACGAAACCTCATCTGAATCCTTCAGTCTATATATATTACGTAACTTGTCCAAAGTACCGAAATATTTTTGTCTCTTCTTAGAAAAATCCTTTGCCTTGGCTATTTTAAGAACATTCGGTCCCTTAAACGCAAATTTAGTCTGTATACCCTTATTTATCTTATTGATAATAGTAGATAATTTAGCTCCACCACTCCTCACTTCACCCCGAGGACTCCACTTATCATCGTACTTGAGAATGCCGTGAAATATAATCTGTGCACCACCATCGTAGTCTATAACGTTCTTCGTATCCGGATAAATTATCTCTATGTTTGCCCAATTTTTACCGTTATCAAACAGTGCTTCCTGATCTTTCTTACTAAATTTTTCTAAAGCTGATTTTAAATCCTTCATTGAATACACAAAAGCATTCCTAACAGTCGGTATGTGATGCTTAAACTTATTCTTTACATCATCTAAAGACATGCCACCACGTTTAAGATCTCCCTTGTTTCTAGCAGCTTTTGCTTCTCCATCTACAACAGATACCATAATATTCTGACCGTCTAGTTTTTCAGTAGCAGACTCTTCCTTATCTAATTTACCCTGAAGACCCATTTCAATAATTTCCCTTAAGTCTCCGAAAGTCAATTCATAATCATCGAATGGATGTGCCATATGACCGTAAGCACCGCCTTCTAAAATTAATCCCTCTTCAAACGAATTCACAAAAAGATCAAACGTTTTCTGATCATAATAACCAAACATCTTCTTAAAAAATTTCTTCTTAATACCCAAATCATATTTTTCCGAACCTAATAATTTTCTCATCGTAGTACCATTTATTTCATGACCTCCCACCTTAACTGATACGTGTGGCGCTTTTAATGTATACCCGTGTTCCTTGAATCCTGTCAATCTCATATAATTTTTACTGTACGGTAAAAAATACTTTCCACCCGATAACCTTCCTTCGTCCTTCTTTCCAACAGCAAACACTGCAGCAGTAGTATCAGCATCAAACTTTCTTAACAAACCCTTTGGTATGTACGGTTGACTTTCTTGAACAATTGCGGACGAAGGTATTCCCATTTTTTGCATGTGCTTTTTCTTTTGAGAAAAATTCATGGGATGTCTACTTCCTCCACTCTTATTAGACGTCGCTATGTAAACATTATCAAATCTCTTCGTTAAAAATTTGTAAGTCTTCTCGTGATGAGGACCGAACGGTTGAAACCTACCAGGATATATAGCTATTATCTTTTCTATATTGTTTTCTTCCTCACAATAAACTGATTTATCCTTTCGTTTCTTAGCTTTCTTTACACCCTTTCTACTTGGAGAAGGTAACATTCCAGAACTAGCTCCGAAATCCTCAGTCGCAGGCCACGCTGCTTCGTTATACTGTACAGTAATAGTAATATCCTCGTTCAACCTAGCCGGCATTTCTCCCAAATCCTTAGACGGTATAACAACAACCTTACTCTGCCTATTTGGTCCCACTCCCATCCAACGAACGATACTCCAACCTAAATCTGCCGCTATTTTTTCCATTTCCTTCATGTACTTCTTATCCGGCTTAGTAGTACCCATAAGAACCGCACCACCGTAACTGACAGAATCCGCTCTACTAATATCCGTATTAACCTGCATATCCAATTCATAAAACGGATCAGCAGCTCTATCATCAAGCATGTAATTTAAAACTGGCCACCCTAAGATTACCTTCGCCTTACTATCGGTAATTCGTTTGTAATCGGCAAAACTTGCAAAGAAATCGTACAATCCCTCGTCAGAGATACCATTAATATTGGCGGCCTTAGTAGACTCGTTAAGTATACCAGTCTCGTACAAGAACTGCGCAATAGTATCAGGATCCAATACTACAGTACCTTCACCGTAAATAGTATCGTAAACTAATCTTTTTGAAAAAAGGTCAGACATGTTTTTTCCTAGACTTCCAAGCTTCTCTTAAACCAACCAAAGTAAAATTTAGCTAAATCCGGTTTACGCTCGATAAGAGTAGCATAATACTTCACCCTATAAGCTCTAACTCGTTCTAACTCCACATTCTTCATGGCTCCTATGGTCATTGGGCCCATACCTCCGTCTATTTTTAGATCTGCTCCTTTAGCGTTTGCTGTTTCTTGCATAATTTTCGTATCGCG